GATTACGGGGTCTTAGGACAAAACGTTTTATCTTATTAAGGAGTAGAAATGCCAACAGGTTTACCAGCCGCAACAGGTGATGTATTAACAGCTGCTAGTTATAATTCGCTAGTTGCCTTTACAGTAGGTACTGCCAACACAGGAGATTACACAGCTGTATTAGCAGATCAGTATCAAGTATTAGAAGTTATGAATAAGGCAACTGCTATTGCCTTTAAGATTCCAACAGATGCATCCGTAGCATTTCCAGTAGGTACTGCAATTACAGTATTAAATATTGGTGCAGGTCTTTGCACAATTAGCGCAGTAACACCAGGTACTACTACAGTGTTAAGTGCTGGCGCAGTTGCAGCATCTCCAACCCTTGCACAATACAAAACAGCAGTTTGCATTAAAACTGCTACTGACACTTGGTATGTGGTGGGTGGAATTGCTTAATACAATATTTGGATCATTTTCTTCTGCTCTTAGTGCGGTTGTTGCAAGAGGTTTATTTGCTGGTGGTTTTGCGGCAGCTTTAAGCAACGTTATTGATTATGTTCAAATTGCCACTACTGGTAATGCAACCGACTTTGGGGATTTATCCGTAACTAGAGAAGAATTAGCAGGTGTATCTTCTAGCACTAGAGCCGTTTTTGGCGGTGGAGATACAGGGTCAGTATCTAATGTAATGGATTATGTAACTATTGACACTACTGGTAACGCCACCGATTTTGGAGATTTAACTGCCGCCCGAAAAGGTTACGCAGGAAATGGGTGTGGCTCATCTACTAGAGGTTTATTTGCTGGTGGTATAAATTCTGGTGGTACTGAAGTTAATAACATTGATTATATAACTATTGCAACCACTGGCAACGCAACTAATTTTGGTAATCTTAGTGCTATTACAAGTTTTACTGCTGGTTTGTCATCACCAACTAGAGGTGTATGGGGTGGTGGAAATAGATCAGGTACTAATTCTAGTGTGATTGAGTATGTAACAATTGCAACCACTGGCAACGCAACTAATTTTGGTAATCTTACTCTTGGTAGAGCGCAAGCAGCTTCCGTCGCATCCTCTACAAGAGGTGTTTGGATGGGTGGTTTTGCTGCGGGTTCTTCACAGAATGTAATAGATTATGTAACAATTGCAACAACAGGCAACGCAACTGATTTTGGTGATTTAGTTGTTGCTAATTATGTATGGGCAGGTGCATCATCATCTACAAGAGGTGTATCAGGTGGCGGATTTACAGGTGGTGCGTCATCAAATAATATGGAATATATAACGATAGCAACCACAGGAAATGCTACGGACTTTGGCGATTTAACTGTTGCTAGATACTTTTTAGCAGGTGCATCAAATGCACACGGGGGTTTGTAATGAATGAATTAGAATTATCATTACCTAAAGAATATACACCAATGTTATCTAAAATAGATAGTGTTTTGCCTTTGGCTAATTTAGACACAGAAAATTTTAATAAGTCATCATCACAATTTAAGATGGCTACTCTTGATGTAACTGATCTAACCCCCATTAACTCTGCTAAACATTTATTAGCAGTAATTCAACGTACTCGCCAAGCCATAGAAGAAGCATCTATAAACTTGCGCCGTAAAAATGTGCAGTTAAAGCGCAAAGAATTAGATTTAATGGCATCAGAAGGAACTGACACAGATGAGTTAGTTATTGACATTGATGAACTAAAAATGCAGATTGCCAATATAGAAGCTGCAGGTCGAGGGGCAGTTAGAAAACTTGCCAATGCTTTAGATCAATACCAAGCTATTCTTAATGCTATTGGTAAAGATCATTTAACTGAATTAGATTATGAAAAAGATCAAGCACGATATCATATTATGACAGCCTTTAATCAAGCATTAACAGCCGCTAGATCAAGAGGTGGACTAATTGATGAAGGCAATCACATTTATTTATTCCAATTAGGAATTAATGGCGCTGTTGCACAGCAAGAAATAACAGCATTATTACAAGCAGAACAAGAAGCTTTGAATGAGAATAAAGCACCATCCCATGAGGGAGTTGTTAAATGGCTTAATTTAGTAGCAGATAAATTTGAACAAGCACCTGCTTTATATGCTGCTCAAAGAAATATGCAAACCTTAAATCCATCATTACTATTGGAGAACAAATAATGAAATTGGTAGTTTATAACTTAAATGATAATGGCACTGTACCAAATTACATTGTTGATGGTGGGTATCTGGCTGTAGCAAACAACAAGTCAGCGCCACAAGATTTTGATTTAATAGGTATAGCCACTGATGAAGCGCCACAAAATGGTTTTGTCAGTGAAAATGAATTATTAACTTATGTTGAAACAAATAACCTTATTTTTAGAAATCCAATTACAAATGAAAATGTACCCATTGAACCTGTTATTTCGTTAATTTGGAATAAACAATTTGAAATTGCAGACGTTTAAGAATGATGAAACCAAGATTATGTGCAGCTGGGGTGCAGTTAAGAGATCAGGTTGATACCTGGTATCCAGATCGCCGCACTACCAGTGATGGGTGGATTGGTGATGCTCGTCATTCCGCCACCAGATCGGATCATAATCCAGACGAATCTGGGATCGTCCGAGCCATTGATATTGATAGTCGTTTGGATTCATCCGAGCAACTCTCGATATATCTGGCTGACCAAATCAGAGTCTGTGCTAAAACCGATAAGCGCATATCTTACGTAATCCATAATGGCTTTATTGCATCAAAAAGGTTTGGATTTAAGTGGCGCAGATACCGGGGTATTAACCCACATAAGAAGCACATACACATTAGCTTTACAAAATTAGGCGATAAAGATTCTAAGCCGTTTGATATACCACTACTAGGGGGCAAAATATGAAAATAACCAAGAAGCAAAAAGCAATACTAAAGTCCTACGCACGTGGGGTATTAGTATCTTTCTTAACATTTTTAGCAAGTAATGAATTAGGTTTAGATCCAGCACTGTCTGTCGTAGTTGCAGCACTTGCTGGTCCAGCAGCTAGGGCTTTAGATAAATCCGATACAGCTTATGGTGTCGGTGCTAATGAAAAATGAGTCCAGCGGAATGGGCTGGCTTTGGCGCTGGCGTTATGGCCGTGCTATCAGGCGTGCTAATAGGATTACGTTTTTTAGTTAAAGGCTGGCTGAACGAGTTACGACCTAATGGTGGCTCTAGCATGAAGGATCAATTAACTAGATTAGAACAGCGTGTCGATGATCTGTTCTCTATCATAAGTAAGTCATAATTTCAATATGGCTACTAAACGCAAACCAAAGAAAATGGTGCGTAAGCGCAGGACTACTAAAGAGCCTGTCTTAACTAAATTAGATTACTGGGCTATTGCAGCCAATGAGGTATATAAGGCTTGCCGTAAGAATGGCATGGATGAATCTACGGCTTTGGCCTTTGCTATGGATCGTACAAGTTATCCAGATTGGATAGTTGATACTACAGATCCAATAAAAAATCCCTTAGATGATTACGAGGAAGACGATTAAGCGCATAGCGTTTGTATCAGATCTGCAAGTACCTTTTTTTAATGAAAAATCTGTCAAGTCGGTAGGCCGCTTTTTAGCCAAGTGGAATCCTCATAGGACTATCTGTATTGGTGATGAGATTGATCTACCGCAGCTAGGTGGTTTTAATGCTGGCACCATTGATGAGATGGTTGGCAATATAAATGACGATAGAAAACAAACACAAGAAGTCCTAACATACTTAGGCGTAACAGATGTACTAGGAAGTAATCATGGAATCAGACTTTATCGATCAATCAAAAAGCGACTACCATCTTTCCTCAACCTACCCGAAATGCAGTATGAGCGTTTTATGGGATATGACAAGCTCGACATTAAATTCCACCCCTTTGGGCTCGATTGGGCGCCAGGCTGGACAGCCGTTCATGGAGATGCTTTCCCTCTTAGCCAAGTACCTGGACAAACGGCCTTAAACGGGGCTAGAAGGCTAGGTAAGAGCGTGGTCTGTGGTCACACCCATAGACTAGGGGTATCGGCCTTTACAGAGGCTTCTAGAGGCCAATTAGGGCGTACTGTATGGGGTGTTGAGGTTGGCAATTTAGTAGATTTAAGCAGTTCAGGCATGGCGTATACAAGGGGCTATGCTAACTGGCAACAAGGCTTTGCCGTGGCATACGTGCATGAGCGTAAGGTCCAGGTAATAACTATACCTATCAATGCAGATGGCAGCTTTATATTCGAGGGCAAACTCTACAAATAACGTTACCAAATCGTTATCAAAATTAAGCCCTAAATCATCCACAAAGTCATACACAAGTGTCACACTATTGACATGCCACAAATCGTGTGCATAGAAAGTAGGGCTACAAATGAATAACATATGGCTAGAAGCTAGACAGGATGGTCTGATATTTTTTTGGATCATGCTAGGTCTAGCAGTGTTGGTACTGGCTTATTGGAAGATACAAAGTAGAGCGTTTGAACGTGGCTATTGGGTTGGTAGATCAGCTGGCTGGAAAGCATCTATTGAGCATAATCAAAAGATCGAGAAGTTAAGATCTAGGGCAGTGTTTGATTATGACAAAAACTGAGGATCTATTTAATGAAGTCATTACTACGATCCAACAGCGTGGAAGTGTCTATGGACACCCATACTACAACCACCAAAGAATCGCAGGATTATGGTCTGCATATCTTGACCACCCAATCACAGCACACCAAGCTGCTTTATGTATGGCGTTGGTCAAGGTTTCTAGGCTTACTGAAACTCCAGATCACTACGACTCAGTTAAAGACTTTATCGCCTATGGTTCTATCTATAGGACAGTGCTCGAAGCAGAGCAAGACTCCGAGTTTGATTGGAAAGACTAATGGCATTTGACCTAAGCAATTACGAAACAGTAGATGAACGTCTACATAAATGGTGGAAGGATTATCCAGATGGAAGATTGGAAACAGAGCTTATCGAGGCCACAGACACTAGATTCATTGTGGTATGTAAACTCTACAAAACAGAAGCCGATCTCAAGCCGTGTGCTACGGGGCTTGCGTTGGAGAATATTAGTGATAGAGGCGTTAACGCAAATTTCGCTTTACCTAATGCGGAAACAAGTGCGATTGGTAGAGCGCTTGCAAACGCAGGTTTCTCAGCTAAAGGTAAGCGACCAAGCCGAGAGGAAATGGCCTCAGTAAACGCCAAGTCAGAATCCTTTACAGTAGAAAACAAATTAGAAGATCCAGTGCAATGGGGCGATAGTGATTGGACTACAGCTGTGCCAGAAGCACCTAATCCACCACCTGAGTGTGGCTGCGCTAAAGGTATGGCATTAAAGAAGGGTTTAAGCAAGACAACTAAAAAACCTTTCTATGGTTATATCTGTTTAGATAACATTAAAGAACATGCTATCTGGGCTAAACAAACCAGTACCGGGGCTTGGTACTTTCCAAAGGATAAGGAGTGACTATGGGCTACATAGCGTTTATTAATGGTAAGGGTATACAGGTTGTCATGGATGATAATGGAGTACACCTAGAGCCAACAGTAATCAAGTGTGAAGTCTGTGAAGATGATCGGGTCTTTAGAGATGGCACATGCTTTAGATGTCATGAGTTGATAAATCGTGACTAATTACACGCAGTTTAAGTGCAACGGATGTAAGCGTAATACTGAGTTCTTATGGCTTGACTCTGAGGATCTGCCAGAAGGATTTAGATTATACCAGTGCACTAGCTGCGGTTGCGTGGGAAT